TGTCTACACCGCTCACTACACCGTCGATGCGCATGACGGCACCTACTCCGCTGGCGCTTATGGCTCCATCGGCTTTGAGCGCCCTGAGAATCTGATCCCGTATGCCGATCTCACCAAGGAGCAGGTGATCGAGTGGGTCAAGGAAGCCCTCGGCAGCGACAAGGTGCTGGAGATCGGCCAGGCACTGCTGAACCAGATCAACGAGCAGCGCAACCCTACCAAGCAAGCCGGCGTTCCCTGGGCTAACTGATGGCCGTAAAATCCAAAACCGGCACAGCCCGCCTAGATCACCAACCAGGGCCGCCGAAAACTACACGGTCTGGATTCGGCCAGCACTCACGCCCACGCCGCCGCGGCAAGAAACCCTTACGCGGTCAGGGTCGGTAAGCTGGACAGGTAGCCCCATGGCGCCATGATCGAAGTCATCGCCGCCGTTGCTGGCGCTTCTATATCAGTTGCCGCCATGGGTGCTGCTGGTTTCAGCCGCAAATCTGATGAGGCCCGCGAGGCCGTAATCCGTCTCACCTCAGCCGTGGAGCACATCGCATCACAGCTTGAGGTGCTTCACACTGATATCAAGGAAGATCGCAAAGAGACATTCGGCCGGCTATCGACGGTAGAGCAACGGGTCTCTAGGTTGGAGGCAGCACCCAACCGCTAGCAATGGAACAGGCAACCACTCTTGCCATCGTCGCGATCATCGTCGCCGCTGGCTCTGAAATCATTGCCATCAGCCCTCTGAAATCCAACAGCTGGCTGCAGCTGCTATTTCAAGCGCTGCGCCTGATGTTCCCAAAGCAGCGCCGCTGAATCATGGCGAACGACGCGCCAATCTCATTGCAGCAGCTCTTCAAGTATTACAAGGGCCAGCCGCATCAGACCGCCGCGATTCAGCAGCTCGAGTCCGATCTCTCCGCCAACGGCTACAACGCCGCGATGCGCCGAGACCGCGCATGGTTTCAAACGTGGAGCCAAGACGGCAAGCAAACTGATCTGGCCGCGGCCATCAAGCTGATTAAGGAGTTCGAGGGTTGCCATCTCTCGGCATACCCCGATCCACTGAGCGGTGGCGATCCGTGGACCATCGGCTATGGCACCACGCGCTACAGCAACGGCAATGCCGTGAAGCGTGGCGACAAGATCAACGAGATCGACCGCATCACTGACAAGCTCCGCACCACCATCCCGCACTGGAATGTGATGGATGACAACCAGCGCTCGGCGCTGGTGAGCTTCGCCTACAACCTCGGCGCTGGCTTCTACGGATCCGCTGGATTCGAGACCATCAGCCGGTGCCTGCGTGAGCGTGATTGGGCCGCAGTGCCAGCAGCGCTCGAGTTGTACCGCAACCCTGGCACCCCAGTTGAGGCTGGACTATTGCGCCGCCGCCGCGCTGAGGGCGAGCTATGGGGCAAGCATCAGGCCGCGGCTGCACCGGAGACCGCCAAGCTGCGCCCCGGCAGCCCATTCACCGCACGGATCACGCCACACATCAGGCTGGGTGAGTTCGCGCTGGATCAAGAGGCGAGGCGGTTCGAGCATCAGCATCAGGTGGATACGGCCGCTGAGCTGGCTGCCTTCCTAGAGCGTGCTCGGACTCACTTCGGCGGTAAACCTGTGATCATCACCAGCGGCTATCGCAACCCTCAGATCAACGCCTCAGTGGGAGGCGCAAAAAATAGCGAGCATCTCTACAACGCTCCGGGCGTCGGTGCTGTTGACTGGCTGATCGAGGGGGTGGACATTAACCGGCTGCAGACTTGGTGCATCGCAAACTGGCCTTACAGCACCGGCAAAGGCGCTCCGCGTGGCTTCATCCACACCGGCATCAGACAAGGCCGACCGAAGGTGGTCTGGGACTATTGAAGCCATCCCCATTTTTTGCCAGACCGTATATCTCGAACATGTTCGCGTGATATGCCAAACCTGGCGGCTATTTCTTTTTGTGTTCCATTTGCGGCTCGGATTGCATGTATCTGATCGCGCTTTAGCTTTGAAGTAGGACAACGCTCACCGCGGTTTGTTGTGCCATGCTTTGAAGCGTCTGCCATGTTTCCTTTGCGCGTATCCCATCGAAGATTGCTTAAGTTATTGTCTGTCCTAATACCATTGCCGTGGCAAGCTTCATGCCCATAAGGGCATGGTCCTACAAAGGCTTCAAGCACAAGTCGTTGAACATGCCGCACAGATCCACCCAAGTTGACTTGGTGATAGCCAGTGTTTGCTACAGAAAGCCGGAGTAGCCGGTTGGTTCGATTGCTCCAAACACGTCCGCGGTTTGAAACTTCGTACTGGCCATCAGAGCCAGGCACGGGCTGCCATACTTCAAACATCGCCTATCGGTGGTAGGTGGTCACGCTCCAGGGGCGGCAACCCGCTGGGGCACCCAAATCCTAACGGTGCAATCGAGTGCTCGTTCCTGATCATGAAATCCGGCGGCTGTGCAAGCAGCACGCCATGGTGATGCCGTTCGATGAAGAGCTGCTAAACCCGGCCAGCTTGGATGTGACCTTAGGCAGCCGGATCATGATCGAGGTGGCAGAGACGCCTGAGCTGCAGGTGGTCGATATCCTCGGCCATACGGCAGATGATCCATATCTGATCCAGCCGGGCGAGTTCTTCCTGGCTGAAACCCGTGAGATCTTCAACCTACCGAACCACATCGGCGCTCAGTTCGTGCTCAAGTCCAGCCGCGCACGCGAGGGTTGGGACCATGCTGAGGCCGGCTGGTGTGATCCGGGATGGTATGGCAGCAGACTCACGATGGAGATTTGCAATCAACGCAGACTGCATCCGCTCGGCATCTGGCCCGGCATGAAGATCGGGCAGATGAAGTTCATCCTCGTGAGCGGCACTGTGGAGCGCAGCTACGCCGAAACTGGAAGATATAACGCAGACCTGGGCGTCACCGCATCCAAGGGCTAGCGTTCAATCGGAGAGCCAAAGGTCCACTAAGCGCCGGCCTGAGCAACTGGCGCTTTTTTCATGGGATGCACCAACTCACCCATCCGCAGGCGATAGATCTTGTTTGGCGCTTCGGCGGGATCATCCATTGGGATCATCGTGTAATCATCGCAGCCGTGTGATTCAGCAAAGTGGCTGGCGGCTGTGTGGCTGGGGAATGGCCCGACGTGCCAGGGGCCGATTCGAAGGATGTATGTCATGCGCGAGACCGTAGCGCGAATCCTGCGCTGCAATCCCATAGCAATTCTGTAATCCCATGAGACTCAGTGGCGACCGCTACCGTTAGCCAAGCGGCGGCCAGCCCATGCGGGCGTTCTACCTAGAGATCTCCGCCAAGCTGATCATCCGCTCTGATACGGAGCCGGATGATTTGCCTGCTGATATCTATAGCCATCTGGCTGAGTTCATCCCATCCGATGACGACATTATCGACATCGAGGTGAACTGCGTTCCTCTGCCGCCAGACCTTGGATCGCCATCACATTGAAGAAACGCGCCTGATCACACGGCGATCAGCACGCGATCAGATTCTCCTAGCTTGGAACTACCGCTGCGCCTACTGCGGCGATCAGCTGGGCCGCTCGCCAACGCTCGATCACATCATCCCGAAAGCACACGGCGGGCTCACGGTGCGCAGCAACATGGTTGCCTGCTGCTGGGCGTGCAACTCAAGCAAGGGGCACAAACCATGGGTCGATTGGTATCGCGCCCAGCCCTTCTGGACCACGCTTGGAGAGTGGGCAATCGCGCAATGGTTAGGGCAGGATGCGACTGCACACCCACAGCGCGATCAGGCACGTCGCCCAATACTCGACGATGAGGATCAGCACATCGCGTAGCATCAGCGGGCCAGCAGATGATCGAGATACAGCTCGGCCTGCCATAGGTCGGAGCTATACCGGCAGACACCACCGACGCAGCTGCGGTAGTAGACCTCACCCTGCACTGGCATCAGGGTTTCGATGTAGCCGCCGTCTCGGTCAGTGCGGCTGATGACTTCCGTGCCGAACATACAACTCGCACCTGGCCGCGTAACGGCCGCCGCTTCTCTTTGATTCTGGCAACTCAAAAGCGCAGCGCTGCCTGCCCATATCCCACTGCTGACAATCCCAGCACATCAATGGCTCAGCAGGCCGCAACTTGCGGCGTGCAGCCTGGTAGAACTGCTGCGCCTTCAACAGTGCTGACTGCAGCTGAATGGCGCCGGTATCCATCTCGATCTGATGCTCTGGCTTGGGGCCCAGAATCACTCGAGCGTGCCAGGTGCGATCTGAGCGACTGCACAGCAGCAACAATCGGCCGCCGTGCAGGCTGATCATTCAACCTCGCCTGCCGCTGGCTGGTGATAGATCCGCTCGAGCAACATGCTGGCCGGCTCGCTTGGCGTATCGGTCACATACGCCGCAACCGGATCAGTGCCATCAGATGCCACATAGATGCAGGGGTAGCCGTATGGCTTCACCACCACTAGCCCGGTGTTGCGGCTGCGCGTGAGAATCCGAAGCGCAAGGCGCTCGAGGATATTCAGGCCCGGCAGCTGTTGCATCATCCCTCCAGTTTGGCAATCAACCGCTCGATATACCATCTGCACTTGCGGGCATCCTCGAGGGCGTTCCCTTTGCACCAGATGCGCAGCAGATATTTCAGCGCCTGACCTTGCAGGTAAGCGGGCACCATATGGGGCGCATCGCTTACCGCAGCCTCGATCACATCAATCGCCTCGACTGGGCCGCGGCGGTAGTGCGGTGGGTTGATCGGGTCGGTCATGCCACCACCTGCCGCTCGGCGTTCTTCCATTTCTTGCGGTTCACAATGTCGCACACGTGCGGCACGCTGATGTCATAGGTGAGCGCAATATCAAGCATCGTCTGCCCCTTGGCGTATAGCTCGCGGATCTCAACGGCGTTCTGCGGGGTCAGCTTCATTTCCACTTGTCTCCAAGGAGCTGCTGGCGACACGCCTCGATGGCTTGCTGCGCATTCTTCTGTGTCATCACTGACTCGGTTGCATCCATGGCACGCACCACGCGATCCAGCAGATTGGGGTAGTACGTGTCACGGAAATTGGCGGCCAGATCACGGGCGAACTCATCCCAGAGGCCGGTATAGGTGCAACGCAATGGGTGACCGTATGGCAGGTCATCACGGCCGCTGCGCTGGTAGAGCGCTTCCATCATGTTGGCGCGTTGCTGATCCAATCGAATGCGGGCGTTCATGGTTCAAGTAGCTGGGAGATGTGTTGCAGTTCAGCGCAGAGCTGCTGAGTTCGGGGTATGGCACGAAGCTGCTGGATTCTGAAATCGATCAGATGCTGCAGGCGCTCACGCTCATCCTGCCGGCCTTGCTGGTATGCGCCCGAGTCTGTGATCAACTGATTGATGCGGTCGCGGATGGTGCTCATTCCACCTCCACTGCAGCGGCATCTGGCCAGCGGTTGCGGGCATATTTCTGCGCAGCGGCCTTGGATTCGGCACGCGTGTACCAAACGAGCGGCTGGGCGCTCTTGGGGTAGACAATGACTTTGTAATCACGCACACGGGCGTTATGGCGTGGCCGGCTGATGCCCTCGCCATAGCTTCCAAGGGTCTCAGGATCAGTGCGCCACTGGAATGCAGCAACCTCAGCCATGGCAGTTCGGATCGGTAACGGTTTCAGGGTTCAGCCATTCGATCTGGTTCCACCAAGGGAGCCACGTATCGGCGGCGATCAGTTTGGCCTCGGTGAGGCTATGCGCTGAGATGCACTCAACGACGTTGGCGGAGCGGATCTGAAAGTAAAAGCGGCGCTCAGTCATGGCGCACCACCTGCTGCGTGCCTGAGTGGGTGGGGCTGTGATGTGCGCCGGATTCAATGCCGATCATTGCGAACACGGCCGCGGCGATCAGCAGACAGATGGCATTGTTAATGCGGTTAATCATGAGGCAAGCGCCCGGCGGACGCGATAGCGGGACAGATTGAGACGGGCTGCGATCTGCTGCTGGCTGAGGCCAGTGCGTCGCAGGATGCGGATGCGGCGATCATCAGAAGCTGTGATCCAGTCGATCACCGCCACTACGAACAGCAGCGGTAGTAGCAGCTTCCAGATCACCAAGAGAGTGGTGGTGATCATGGGTTGGTTGCGATGCCCTTGCGGGCGTGCCGTTAGTATGCCCCGCCGGCGGTTCACCCTGCTAGGGCCCTGTGACAGTTCTTCACACCGCCTGGCTGCCGACCGCCAAATCCACCGGCACGCGCAGCACCGGCACACTCTTCTTGGTATCCGGCGTGCGCTGCCAGCCGATCACTGCCACGTGTACCGGTAGTTCCACCGTGTACCAAACGTGCCTGCACTGCACGCACCTCCGCTGGCGCGTCACTTTGTCCGCTTCCTTCCCGTTCGTGCTAATCGCCCTAATCTCACTGCTACCGCAACGCGGGCACTCCATAGGTAACCTGAACCTGTACCCCGTCACTATGGCACAATGAACTTCGGGGAGTGGATGTGCGTGCAGCTCACGCCAGAACAGCAATTTGAGATCGAAAAACAAGCCCGCACCCTCATCGCAAGCGAGGATGCAGGCTTCATGGCAGCGGCTTTGCTCAAACAAGCCTGCTATCAGCAGCAGCTGCTGCAGCAGGCCGTCAATGAGATCGCACGCCTTGAGTGCGAGCTAATGGGCCGGCCCTAGAACAGGTCCGGCTCGATCTCAACCACCACCCCATCGGTGGCCGCGGCCAGGCTTTGCGCTGCAGCGGTCACCTGGGCGGCAGGTGGAACCCAATCACGCGGCGGTTGCGCCACAGCGCTCACATACGCGAGCCCCTTCTGGCTGGTTTTCTTCCAGCCGCTGATCGGCACCTGGACTGAGCCGTACTGATCAGGCGTCTGGCTCATCACGAAAGCGCAGAACGCGTCAAGCTCATCGACTTTCACGTTCATCATTCCGCTGAAGTCCACCTTGCTATCAGGCTTGGTGCTCTTGAAGATGCTCAGGTTCAGTTTGAAGCTCATGATTGTCCTGGGGTGATGGTGTTGGCCTGTTCGTAGCGCTCCACCTCGGCCAGGGGATAGAGCACGAATCCGGGCGTCCTGAAATAAGCAGGGCCCTTGCCGGCATCACGCCAACGCTTCAACGTGTCGCGATGCAAGCCCCATCGCTTTGCCAGCTGGGGCGCAGTCAGATACTCAGAAGAGCTCATCCTGATCGGCCTCCACTGGTGCGGCAACAGGCTCAGGTGCAGGGGCAGGCTGGGCGATGGCAGCATTCAGATCCGCCACGCTGGTTTCCGTCACGGTGACAGGCTGCACATCGAGCACCTCTTCCTGGCTCTGCATCCCGAGCAACATATCGCTGGCATACAGACGCCCCCAGAAGGAAGCTGCTCTGTATTGGATCATGATCTCCGGGAAGGTCTGCCACTTTGACCCCTGCTTGGTGGCCCATCCTTCTTTCTTGGCCATCGCCATCGTGATGGTGGGGCCTTTAAGCTCCTGGCCGCTGGCGAGATCCTTGGCGACCGCATAGCAGGCAAGGCTGTCACCCTGGCCACTCAGTTCAAAACGCAATGGGCTGAACCGGCCGCAGCCATTCACCATTGCAATGATGAAGCTGCTGCTCCAGCTGGGGCGGCCATGAATCACGTGCAGATGCTGCATCGCGAGAAATGGGCTGATGCCCATCCGGTTGGCGATCTCAAGCGCCACAAGGCAGTTGGCAAAACCCTGTTGCCCTTGAAACTGAGGTGGGATCAGTGTGCTGCTGGCCAGGGCCTTAGCGATCCGCTGCGCATCCTCGAATGCTTGGATGCCAGAGAACACTGAGCCCGATGGGCTGGTGGTGATGGCTGATTGTGCGTCCATTTAATAGGTCTCGATTTCAGTGTTTGCCTGCTGCTGGCCAGTGGCGCCAGTCATCCAACCCGGCAGGCTGATGGTTTCGATCTGATCGCTGTAGCTCGGCCAGTGATCAGCGGCCTTGCATACCGCCAGCTTGGCTAGATCGCGCATTGCCTGATCGTGGCCGCGCTCGATCATCTCCGCATCGGCGGCATAGACAGCAACCGCATAGGGAGCCGTCGTCTCGACGCAGATGAAGATGAACTGATCCGGGCGTTTGCCGGTGGCCTGCTCGATGCCGTGCAGATACCAACCGGCCTGCACGTGATAGCGGTAGTCCGCAATGCTGCGCTTGAAGCCCTGAATGCTGGCGCTCTTGGTGGTCTTGAGATCCACCACGATGCTGGCGTCATCGGTCAACCAATCCGGCCGGCATTTGCACTCAAGCCCGGTGCTGGCATCAGTCCACATATGAGTGGTCTCCGCCTTACCCGGCAGGCCCAGCAGCATTGCAGCAGCAGGATGGCGCATCACTGCGCGACCCATCGCCATCACCTGCGCCGCATCATCGGCGGTGATTACCGTTTTGCGCTTGGCCGCTGCTTCAAACGCTGCCCATTGCTGACGCCCTTCCTTAGTACGCCGATTGATGTCGCTTGGGGCAACGGCGATTTGATCGTCCCATTTGCTTAGCTCAAGCACGTGCGTATGAAGTGCAGTGCCAAGGCGCATGGCTGGCGTTGGCTCAGGCCAAACTCGATCAGGATCTAAAAACCGGGCCCAGTAATGGAGGGGGCTTTTTGCGATCTGATCGAGGCCGGACTTGCTCACCGCCCAATGCCGGTGATAGTCGGCGTTCTCCATGAGTCGTAGCGAGTTGCCCCCAGATGCTAGCACTTGCGGCCAGATGCTGCTAGGTTCGGCAGGCCACGGCACGAACCATGCGCCAGTACCTCGAACAATCCGTCTACGACGCCGCTATTGAGCGGCTGGATTTCGTGTTTGCCAACTTCAAGCGCGTCTACGTCTCCTTCTCTGGCGGCAAGGACAGCGGCGTTCTCCTTAATCTCGTTTGCGACTACATACGAGACAGGCGGCTGTCGGTCAAGGTTGGCGTCCAGATCATGGACAACGAAGCCAACTACAACCACAGCGAGGAGTTCATGCATCGCATCCTCGAAGCCAATCGAGACATCCTCGACATCTATTGGTGCTGCCTGCCCATCACGCTGCCCTGCACCGTCAGCTCTTACGAGATCGATTGGCAGTGCTGGGGCGAGGCTGACCGCCATCGCTGGATTCGCCCCATGCCGCAGCAGGATTACATCGTCAACCTGCAGAACCATCCATTTGGTGGCCTGTTCATTGAGAACATGGACTACGCCACCTTCTGGGACATGTTCGCTGAGTGGTATAGCCAGGGTGAGCCGTGCGCAAACCTGATCGGTATCCGCACTGTTGAATCACTCAACCGTTTCAGGGCAATCCTGAACCAAGACAAGGAGACGATGCTTGGCCGGATGTGGACCAAGAAGAACACAGCCCATACCTACAACTGCTATCCGATCTATGACTGGCGGACAGAGGACATCTGGACCGCTAACGCAAAATTCGGCTGGGACTACAACAAGCTCTATGACGTGTTCTACATGGCTGGTATCCCCATCAAGAAGATGCGAGTTGCCTCGCCGTTTATGTCAGAGTCCAAATCCAGCCTCGCCATGTATCGGGTAATCGACCCACAGATCTGGGCGAGGCTTTGCGCCAGAGTCGGCGGTGCCAACTTCATGGCCACCTACGGCAAGCAGCTTGATTACAAATCCTTCAGGTTGCCCGCTGGCCATACGTGGAAATCCTTTGTCAAGTTTCTGCTCGCTACCCTCCCCGATCAATCAAGCGCAAATTTTAAGCAGCGCTTCATCCAATCAATCCGCTACTGGGGCAGGGTGGGGCGCGGTCTTCCTGAATCGATCATTGAAGCTCTTGGCCGTATTGGCATCCGCTTCTACATCAATGGCACCACGCGTCACGGCGGCAACAACCTGCGCCGTGTTGTGATCAAGGTACCACCCGATCATCTAGATGATCTGCCATGTCACAACAGCATGGTCACATCGTGGAAGCGCTTTGCCATCACGGTTCTCAAGAACGACCACACCTGCAAGTACCTCGGCTTGGCGCCAACGCAAGAACA